CGCTTCTAGGGTCACCACCGCGTGGCCTGTTTCGCCATCCGGGTCGATGAACGCCCGCACCGATGCCACGGTCAGAACCGCGAGCGCATGGCTTGCCAGTGCCAGTTCGGCGCCGTGCAGCCGCGCCTTCACCTTGTCCGCCAAGGCGCGCACGGGGCGCAAGCGCCCTGTCGAATCGCGCACCCAGCAATCGATTTGCAGCGTCTCCACCCTGCCGGAAATGCAATCCATGTCATCCGGCACATAGTCAGCAGGACCAAAGGTGATTGCAGGAAAGCTCCCGTCGCGCGGGCGGCCATCGTGCACGCGGTCACCGACCACCCCGGAAACCGCTGCATCCGACAGGAGCGCGGTGGCCACGGCCTCTTGCAGGTCTTCGCTCGGCGTCGCCATCACGTGGCAACCCCGCTCTCGACAACCAGCCACACGTTGGCCCGATCGCTCACCGCGTCCACCTCGCGAATGTTGTAGGTAACCTGGCGGCGTGTGTCGCGCATCCTGTCGTCCGCCGTGATTGCGCGAGATTTAATGCTCGATCGCACCCGGACCTTGAATACCGCCTGGCCGGTTACCGCGCCCGCTTCGACGGCCTCGCGTCCGCGCTCGTAGCGAAACTCCGCCCGAGCTGAAAACTGTTCCTGCCAGGCCACATCGAAACCACCGTAGCCGTCGGCGGTTTTCGTCTTGCGATCGAACGCCACCGCCTCACGAAGTTTTCCCGCTTGCAGCATCACACCACGGCCCGCGGAACCCGGTAAAGATCGATCAGCGCCTGCACGCCGGACGGAAGAGGATCGGCGCCACGTGGCGCCATGCCGTCCCGCCCCTCATACCACGCCGCCGCCATCATCGTCGCCGCAAGGCGAATGGGGCGCGGCACGTCCATCGCATCGCCATATCCCGCAGTGTAGGTCACGGTCATCGCGTCATCTCGCGGGTAGACCGCCGGCCACGACATGCCGGCCTCGAGCTGCAGCCATGCCGCCTGGTTGGCCTGGATTAGGCGGTAGGACTCCGCCGGCATCGTCTGTTGAGCGTTTTCCGCATCGAAAAAGGTGACCGAGCTGACGGACTGCACCGGAACCACCGGAAGCACCATGCGATTTTCAGTGGCAGCGCTGACCGTCCAGCTCCACTCCTGCGTCACCAGGGCGCGTCCGAGAATGCCGGCCGGCCCGTCCAGGTACTGCCGCGCCGCCTCGACCATCGCTTCGATCTCCATGTCATCGTCGGAAAAATCGACCCGCAGGTGCGCCTTCATTTCCGCCGTGCTCACGAGCGCCTCGGCCGGCGGCGTAACCAGGGTCGAAAACCCGCGCATTACTTGTTCTCCGGCGCCGACTTGTGCGCTTTGTGTTTTTCCGGCGCCTTGCTTTGCCTGAGCGCGCCCATTTGCTCAGCGATTTCCGCCAGGCGGCCTTCGACGTCTTCGCCGGCCTTCAAGCGGCTGGGGTAGATTTCGCCCGGGCGAACCGCGAAAATGTCCTTCGTGAGCTTTGCCATTGAACCCTCCATGCGTTCTGGATGGAGGCCGGTTCCCCGGCCTCGCACCACAACGCACCGCCTTACGACGCCGCGATTTTCAGCAGCTTGATCGCGTTGCTGTCCTTGATCTTGCCGCCCACCCGTTTGTAGACGATGTAGCGGATGTAGCCGGGCTTGGTCACCTCGTCGCGCACGATGCCCATGCCCACCCGATCGGCGATCAGGTAGCCCCGCTGGAAGTCGCCGAAAGCGACCGGGAAGGCATCGGCGCCGATATCGGGCATGTCCTCGGCGATGGTCACGGCGTAGCCGTTGATGCGATCCGGAGCGCCAGCGGCCTGCGACGCCTGCAGAAGGTAGACCCCGTTGGAATCCTTCACCTTGGCAAAGCTCGCCATCACGTTGGAGTTCATCACGAACTGCGCGTTGCCCCGGTAGCCGGCTTTCAGCGTGTAGGCCAGATCGTGCATCTCGTCGAACGGGTCGGACGACAGCGCCGCCGCCGCGCCGGTCGCGACATACTGCAGCGTGCCGAACGCGCGCGTATCATCCGCGGTGGCCACCGGAGTGCCGGCGAGAAAGCCGGTCGGCTTGTTCGTGCCGTTCCCGGCAACGAAAGCCGCGCCTTCCGCCACGGCGAACTGCTCTGCAGCGCCAGCCTGGAGCCAGGCCTCCACGTCGAAGAACAGGTCTTCGAGCGAGTGCCGGGTCGCCTCCGGCTTTGCCGCCAGCTCGCCGAAGGTCGGCGCGCATTCGCCGAGATCGGGCGTGTCCGTTTGCGAGCGCGAGGTCGTCTCCCCGACCCATTCGCTGCCAAGCCCGTTGAGGTTGACGAGCTCCTTGTAGTCCGGCGTCCCGACCTGAACCACGCGGGCAATCTGGCGAATGGGCGAAATGTCCTGCACCTGCTTGGCGATGTCGCGCGCGATCACCTCCGGCAGGGCGTAGCCACCCGAGCCGGCGGTCCCGGTGCGCACGTCGGTCGCCTTGCGCTGCAGGTCGTAGAGCTTGGTCTGAACGGTCGGATCCTGCGGGTTGCGCACGAATTCGATGAACGTGTCCTTGTATTCATCCGGCGCCTCGCCGCCGTCGAAGGCCCCCGGCCGGTTGAGCTTGGTCTCCACCTCCGCGACCCGCTCCGCCAGCGCTTTCGCCTCGAGCTCCGCCGCCTGCTTCGCCTGCATCGTTTCCGCGAGGTCGGCCTCCATCTTCGCCAGTTTGTCCTTGGCGAGCGCATCGTCGCCTTTCACGGCGTCCACGTCCTGGCGAATCGCCTCGATGGTCTTGTTGCCCTCTTCCACGAGGGCCTTGATTTCGTCGGTATCGGCCATGGGTATCTCCTGTGCTGTCATGGCTTACTGGATGCGCGCGGCGAGAGCGTCGCGCAGTTCATCAAGCCGATCATCGCCAGCGTCGTGCATGGCCTTGACGGCATCGTGCCCGCCACCCAGAAGGGCACGGGCCACGGAGCGGGAAAACCCAGCGTCCTGCGTGAGTTTCTGCTCCAATTCCCGGCGCGTCATGAGAGCCGCCTTGTAGGCGTCGACGCGCGCGGTGTCTTGCATCGGGAAGGTGACGAGCGACACCTCCCAGAGATCGATCTCCTTCAACAGGCGCTGCCCATTGTCCCCGCGGCTGGCCTTGACGGTGCGGTATCCGATCGAGAGCCCGTCGATCGCGCCGGCTTCGAGCAGCGCGCGCGCCTCGCGCCCCTTTTCGACGTCGCTCAGCAAGCGCCCTTTCACGAAAAGGCCGGTCTCATCCTCCCGGATTTCCGACCACACGCCGATGGGCTGGGCGGGATCATGCTGCCACAGCATTTTCACGCGCCGGTCCGCCAGGTTCGCGAGGCTTTTGGCGTAGGCGCCGGGCACAACCTCGTCGCCGCCGTTGTCCACTTCACCAAAGCGCGAAGCGTAACCCTCGATTATCCCATCGGCATCCGCCTTGAGATCAATCCGAGTTTCCTTCGTTTCCATTGTCCGTCTCCATTGCTCCGCGGGGAATGCGATCGGCCCACGCTTCGTCCACGGGGTTCATGTCCCGCTCGCGGCGGATTTCGTTCGGGGTCATCCATCCCGGTTGACCGCCAGCGCCGAGAGCTTTCGTGTAGTATTCCGCTTGATCCTTGAAATCGCCGCGCAGAAGGCCCCGCTCATCGAGGTCGAGGCGCAGATCATCCGCGTTGCCCAGCACGTCACGATTGAAGGCCGCCTCGAAACGGGCCATCCATGGCCCCAGGGTGTGAATGACGTGCATTCGAAACATCTGCTCGGCGCTGGCGAACGTCGAGGCCTTGTCCGACTGCATGAGCATGATCGGCTGAACGCGAAACGCGCGCGCGATTTCCTCTACCTGCAACCGCCGAGTCTCGATGTACTGCGCATCCACGCTGGTCATCGTCATGTTGTGGAACGAGGTTTCACCGTCGAGAATTGCGATGCCGCCAGATCCGTTTCGGCCAAACTTGGCCTCCCACGTTTCTCGCAACTTGTCCCGCGCTTCCGCGCTCAGCGGACTCGAAAAGCTCAGCACGCCGGAGGGTTTCCCGCCATTACCCGCAAGCCGGGCCTGCTGCTGCTCGAGCGAGCGCGAAAGTCCGATCGCCTCCCGCGCCTGGTGAACCGCCGGCATTGCATCGAAGCCATTGAGCGAAGGCCCGCGCACGAAAAACACCTGGTCGTGGCGGAAATAACCGTGCGTCTTGTCAGCGTAGTCGACTCGATATCGCAGGCTGTAGTCGGGCAGTTGCTCAACGCTCCACGAACCGGGAGGCACCGGCAACAGCTCGCGCACCTGGCCGTTGACGGTGTTCTTGATCGCAAGACCGCCAGAACCCAGCACGGCCGACAAGATCATCCCCTCGCGAAATTCGTGACTCGTTTGCCAATTGTTCGGACGCTGTGCGATCAGCTTGTGCGCCCAGTGTTCTCGCGCCACCTCTCGGCGCACCACGTCGTTTCCGTCGGTGGTGTCGCGCATCACGCGCGCGGGAATTTGGGCACATCCCTCCGCAATCACCCGAGCAGCGCAGAATACGGCCGGCACGTCGACCGCATTGTGAACCGTTACCGTTTCCCCCGAGGCCGTGGTCCACCCGATCCATCCGGCGATACCCGCCAGTTGGTCGACAGTGTAACGCGCGCTCTTCTTCAGAAGCCCTAGCCCCAGCATCACAGCACCACCAGGGCGTCTGCCTCGAGATACGACGGCGGAGCTCCTGCGACCGGGTTGCGGTCCATCAGCATGGCGGCATTGAGTAGCGCGATCAACGGATCGATTTTCGCCACCCCCGAACGCTCCTTGTTGATCATGACGTTGTTGCCTTTCGTCTCCGCCTTGGCGTT